GGTGAACCTCTACGATATAGATACAGTTGGAAAAAAATACAAATAAGTATAAATTTGTCAGATCTAACATTAGATTTTCCATATTATACAAATCCGGAAATGGATAGATGGGAAAGAACAGGTGGGTCTGTCGAAGAAGATATAACTACCTGGGCTATAAATCTAAATGAAAGAACAAATTATGTGGGATCACAAAATGGGTATTATGCCCCTGGTTGGTATGCAAAAAATTTAACAGAAACTTTATTTAATTATGTCACATATAGGCCAATTGGAAATCGTACAGGCGATCTACAAAACACAGCAACTTTTACAAGTTTACCTTATAGGGCATATCATATTGTCAAAATGACTAAAATTCCTTTTAGTAAAATAATAAAAGATGCTGTAAACTATTCTAGTGTTATAACAGATGCCACAATTTTAAATGATTTTTTAACAGCTGCTGCAGGAAAGTACCTATATCACTTTGAATTGGCAAATATAACAGACGGAAAATGCAATATTGAGACACAACCATGACAACCGGCCCACAGCAAATTAAAACTCTTTCTGCAACAAAAATACAGACTACCCAGTTTCCGGGTGGTTCGAGAAGGGTTTATGATTGCGCAAATCCATACATAACTCGTGGTGTGACTTCACAACCAACAAGTTATAATAATTGTATTGAAAATAGTATATACGGGGATAGAATTTCTGACATTGTCGATAAAATTGGAGGATTCCCGTCTTGGGCTGGTCCCAGCGCATTGTCAGGCACCCCAACCTCAATAGACAGCACATTAATAGGAGAAGCATCACCGGAATGTGAAAGCATAGAAGGTACCCTTGGAAGTGATTGGAAGGGTTGCTATTGGTCGGCTTCTGATTCCGTGTTTAGCTGTGATTGCCCGGAGGTTGGAGAAAATTACAATAATTATCTCCGTCTAAGACTTAACGTAGCCACATTTTGGAATACTAGAATTCAAACTCCGTTATTGAGAAGACAATTTTTGGATTACATAGAGTATTCTCCACAAATAATAATTACAGTTGCTGGAGATTTCTCCCTAAAACCTGGACAGTTGATAAAGGTATATGCAGATAGCATTAGCGGGTATGACACAAATATACTGAAATCCATAATTTCTACTCGGTATTACATTGTTTCCGTTAAACATACTGTTTTAAATTCTGGTGTCCATGAAACTGCAATAACTGCTGTGGAAGCTCCTTTATAAATAATCTTGATGATTGATCTGAGAGATTTAAATATTCTTGGATATAAAATAGACTCAAATACCAGCAAAAAGGACATAAGTCTGGTAACTGGGTTTAATTCTTATATTCAAAAGATAGAACATATCTGCAAAACCCAAAAAGGTGAGCTTCCCTCGGATACTTCAATAGGCTCAAATTATTATGCATTCGTATTTGATCCTGTAGGAAACAAAAATGTCTTGGAATTAAATCTTCAGGCATATTTAAAATCAGCAATATATGATCTTACCAGAGTTAAGGTAACTGTCGTTTATGCTGACGAATCCAAGGTTTTGTTGAATGTAAAATTTGGTCTAAGAAACTTTACTGAATCCCAAGATGCACAATGCCTTGTGGAGGTACCATTACAATGAGCTTAAACTTTAAAGATTTAAATGTCGCTTCTTTGGATTATAGCGATATCGTTTCCTCGATGACGGCTTTCCTCAAACAGGAGCCAACGTTGGCGGACCTTGACTATGACAACAAAGCCAGTGCAATAAACATGTTGGTCAACATACTGGCAACAGCAACCGCCTACAATGGCGTTTATGCGCAGTTTGGGTACAAAGAATCATTCTTGAGCACAGCAACCCTTCTTCAATCGGTTGTCGGATTGGCCTCCAATTCTTCTGTTCTACTTGAAGTAAAAAAGTCAGCACAAAGCACTAGAAATATCTCGGTATCGGGAGTGACGCTACCAGCCTTCACGGCTTTTCCGGCAACTACAATAAATGGAGCAAATACCAACTTCTTTAATATAGAGGAAGTTGCAGCAAATACCGTTGCAACCGTTACTCTTTACGCCGGATCGGAAGTAGTCCAATACGGTGGCTGGGACTTTAATACACAATCGATAACCTTGCCATTGACTGTTGATCCCGAAACCATAAAACTATACAGCGTAGATACTGGTGGAGCATTGACTACATGGGAAAGAGTTGACAAAAATACTATTTCAAGTTCTTCTTTGGGAAATTATTATACGGTTTTGAATACCGTAAACGGTTATTTGGTAACAGCGAATTTGCCCAACTCAAACCCTCTTGAGACTAATTTGACAGTTTATTGCAAAGCAATTGTCTCCACAGGATCTGCCGGAAATTCTGCAACAATAAGTACAAACACTTATGCATCTTTTGTAACAACCGAATCTCCGTCCGGTGGATATGAGGATATATCCGTAGAGTTGGCAAGGGCTAAAGTTCAATTTTCTGCAAATTCAGAAAAACGTTGCGTTACCATTTCTGATTTTGAGACCGCAATACTAGCTTCAGGAATTTCTGGAACCGATAATATAGATAATATAACTGTTCAAAATGCAGATGAGCCATGCGTAATAAAAATTTATGTTGATGGTCTTACAACAGCAAATCAAAACTCGTTGATTACTTATTTGGCCGGATTGTCCGTTGCTGGAGTTAATTTAATATATTCAGAATAACATGATTTTATTATTCAATAAAATACCGGTAACACAAGAGAGAAAAGTCAATGAAGCTGTTGCACTGGCAAAATCTCTTTATGGTTCAGAATTTTATAATTACCAAGGACAATATTGGTTTGGCGATAATCTTACAACTGCATCACTTTTTCCTAATTGGATTTTGGAACAAGCCAAATCTGATCCGTCAAATGTTTTGATTGTAAAGATAATAGAATCTTATCTCAGATGGCTTTTTAGTGAAAAATATGGGTATGGCGGAAAAGTTGATTGGGAAAATATTCAAAATCCTTTTACGATAAACGATAAATTTTTGCAAGGACTTGCAAATAAATACTTTCCAAATGAGGATTTTTCTTCTTCTTCCGATTTATACGATATTTTACCAAATATTAAAAAATTTGCAATTCAATCAGATGCAAACTTTTTTAATATAAAGGGTACTGCAGATTCTATAAAATATGCTTTGTGTAGCTTAATTGGAATATCTCCAAGTGCGTGTGAAGTACAAACAGGAAGTCCCGGATTTTTGATTGTTATAGCAGATGTTCCAGAAAAATACAAGCCATTTTTAAATAGAGCCATCTATCCAGCTGGAATGATTGTGACTTATGAATCTCCATGATTAGCAAAATTATGATGTTTGCGATGTCAATCGCATCAAGAGGTTTGGACAACAAGACGACAGATTTAGAAACAAAAAAGCTCAGGCATGTTTCTTGTTTTGGTCTTGATGAAATCAAAAGTTGTCCAAAATTAATAAAAAGCACAAAAAGCGATTTTTATTATTGCGGGGGCTGTGGTTGCGGTGATCATCCGCATACTTGGCTAGAAAAAAATTCAGGTGAATATTCTAAGTTGGACTACCCACATCTTACCTGTCCTCTAAAAATGCCTGGTTTCTCAAATTATGATCCAAATAACCCATTAGAGGATTTGGAGAGAAAAAAACAAATAGAGCAGATGCCACCAGAAAATTTAAAATTTGTTGAGCTTACTGTATCTTGTGATCTAGAAAAACAGGAACTGCTGGAAAAATTATTGAAAATCATTAAAGATTCATAAATAATTTTATGATACCAACCACTCGGCAGGAATTCATTGATTACAGTTATAGAGCACTTGGTGCACCAGTCATTCAGATAAACGTAGATCCACAGCAAGCTGAAGATCGGTTGGACGAGGCTTTGGAGTACATGTTTGAAAGACACTTTGATTTTAATCAAAGGGCCCTCTATCTATATCAGATAACTCAAAATGATATAAACAATCGTTATTTTGACATAAGCACATTTGGCAATGCTGTTGGAGCACAAGAAAAATACGATGCCTCCACCGGTACTACAGGCTATTGGCCAACAGCATCCGATATCCGAACTGTAACCAAGGTTTACAGACCGTCTGATGTGTCTGGCGACTACATGTTCGACCTTAGATACCAATTAACCTTATTTGACTTCTTTGGTCTGTACTTCAACCAAGGAGGTCTTTATACTGGACCCATGGCAAGCTATATGGAATCCATGAGCTACCTTAAATTGGTAAACGATGTATTCAATTATCCTGTCTCGTATACGTACACCAGAACAACAGATAGATTGACACTAGACATGGATGTGGGTTCTTTGATTGCAGGCTCCTACCTTCTTCTGGAGACCTACGTCCAGATTGATCCAAACCAATACCAAAAAGTTTGGGGAGATCGTGTATTTAAAAAGTATTATGTAGCCTTGCTTAAAAAGCAGTGGGCTCAAAATTTGATGAAGTTTGCAGGCGTGCCACTACCCGGTGGAGCGCAATTGAATGCAGGTGCCATGATGGGCGAAGCCGTAAATGAATTGAATCAAATTGAAGTAATGCTAACAAAGACACAAGAGTTGCCACCAGATCCGCTAATAGGATAAAAATTGATAAATCCATACTTTTCAAATAATCAAAATGAACAGAATCTGGTAGAAGATATAACTGTAGAGATCATACAGGCTACCGGAGTGGAATGTTACTACATTCCACGGGATTATCTTTCAATTGATAGAATATTTGGTGAGGATCCTGGCTCTTATTTTGACAATGCATATGCACTAGAAATGTATCTGCAGTCATATAAAGGATTTGAAGGAAACGATGTAATCACTCAATTTGGATTGGAAATTAAAGATAAAGTAAATCTTGTATTTGCTCGAAGAAGATTTAAACAAGAAGTAACTAATAAAAATCAAATTTTGACTAGACCCAGAGAAGGTGATTTGATTTATTTTCCACCTTCAAAATCATTGTTTGAAATAAACTTTGTAGAGCATGAAAATCCCTTCTACCCCCTAGGAAGACTTTATTCTTATTTTATAACAGCAGAACTATTCACATACAGCTATGAAAAAATTTCTACTGATATATCTGCTGTAAATTCAGTAATGACAAATACAAGACAATCAAATTATGAAAACACTTATATATTAAGTGAAGGTACAGGTACCTTTGCAAGTGGGGATAGAGTCAATTTGTATATTACAAGCAATTTTCCCACAATATTTGATATGAATTCGGTATAAGAAAGAAAAATAATGGCAATATTTTTTAAATCAGCTACAAGAGAACCAAACAATAGTGTAACTCATTTGGTTGCCTGGGGCAGAATAGGTAGTGCACAAAGTTATGGAAGTTATAGCAATTTATTAAATTTTATGACATTATTGTCTACTAATACTACTGGTTATCAAAATGAATTAGGTTTTATTAGTTTAAAAAATATAGTATTGGGTTCAAATATTGGTTATGGTGTAGGTGGAACGAGTGTTTCTAATACAAATACCTTAAAAACAATTAAAATAAATTATTCATCTTTATCAACCGATGTTCCAGAACCAATATTGTTTGCCCAAAACGTCAATACAAACATTATGGGTGCAGGCACAGATCATTTTTTGGTAATGTCTGGCTCTACTTTGTACGCCTGGGGTAGAAATAATTATGGGCAATGTAACGTTCCATCAAATTTAAGTTCGGCTTTATTGCAGGTTGCTGGTGGCGAAAGACACAGTGTGGTATTGTATACAAATAATGGAATTACGTGCTGGGGGGCCAATACACAAAATCAATGCAATGTACCGGTTGGGTTGACAGCATCAAAAATTGCTTGTGGAAGATATCACAACGTTGCTTTAAAAGGCGATGGTACCGTCGCGTGTTGGGGTGATAACACATATGGGCAATCTACAGTTCCTGTTGGTTTAACTGGAATATCTGATATAGGTGCTGGATACAATCATAGCATGGCAATAAGACAAAATGGTACTGTTGTTTGTTGGGGATTAAATGCAAACAATCAATGCAATGTTCCAGCTTCTGTTGGAACTGGAGGGTTTCAAATAGCCGGAGGATCTGCACATACTGCTTTATTAAAATCCGATGGCTCTGTAGTTTGTTGGGGTAGCACCGCATTTACACAGGGAGCGGTTCCAAGTTTACCTACAGGGTATAATATAATTTCTTCTGCTGCAGATCAAATTACGTCCCCGGTGTATACACCCGGATCATCTACAAAAGTTTTATGTTCCGAAAATGCTACTTTTGTTTTCTGCACAGGAAAAAGAAGAACAGACGATCTTTCAAATGCTAACGACTCCATTTTGCCTCTTTTTATAGAGGGATTGACGAGTAGTTTTGGTCCTTATGGGTCGAGTTTTTATATTGGTGTTAGTGGATATAATCCACAAAGACATGATTTATATGAATATACAAAATTAAACATAAACAATGGTGAATCATATTATCCTGTAGGATATAATACCGCATGGTGGATTTCTGGAACAACATCTGAAAGAAAATTGGCAAATTGTTGGGTTTCTGGTTTTCAGGAAAGCGGCCTGTATAAATTTGATTGGTTTTCTCCAGTAGATTTTAGCGGATGTTCATTGAAACCAAGACAATATGGGGCATCATGGATTGGTGGCTCTAATACCCCCAATTATCAAGCTTTTGGAAATTATAACCAACCAGGAATATCTTATGGATGGAATTACTACAGTTCTGGTTTTTGGTCAAATATTTTAATCACAAAAAAGCATGCTTTAGCAAGTAAACATTATTCTGGACCAAATACAATTCTTAATAATGTTAAATGGATGAGACGAGATGGAGAAATAATAACAAGAAATCTTACAAAAATTTCAGATTTAAATTTTGGTTATGGTTTTAATATTGATATGGTTTTGTATGAATTAGATACAGAAATAACTCCAGAAGATTTACAATACATAAGCATTTACAATATATTGCCTAGATTTAATAATTTTACAGAATCTAAAACTATAGATACAACTTGGTTTATTGGCGCTGGAATAACTACTCCAAGTGAAAATTTATTCCCAATTTCTTCAGATTATGGAAATGCAAATTTTCAATCTAGATGTGGTAGAAGACTTTGGTTTTTGGATGGACAAAGTAAAATTTATTCTAAAAAATTTAGAAAAACAAATAATCCAACATCTTCATTTGCAAATTATAACAGTTATATTGAAAAAACAATAACTTATAATAGTGCGTTCCCCAATATATATGAACCAGATGAAGTGGGAACAAAAACTATAGTTGGAGATAGTGGGACTCCAGTTTTTATAACAGCTGCAAATAGAATTAACTCAACAGAGCCAAAAGAAGCTTCGTATTTTTCTGGCGAAGGAACCACGTGGGGCAGAACATTGTTCTGTGGATTATTTGATGCGGGAATGGGCCAATATGGAGCAACATTTATCAATGACTTAAACAATTTATTGATAACACGAGGCTTGACTGGAAATGATTTATTATCTCAAATTGATGTTGACAGCGTCGGTCCAGGCTTAATTTGGACTGCACCTGTAGGCTCTCCTGAAACATATAATATTGATACTACGTATCCACCACAATATTCGGATCCAGATTCTTATATTATTTTTGAAAATCCGGGCGATGATGTGATTGTTGGTGAAGCCACAGTAGTTTCGTGGGATCCAAACATACTTCAAATTGAAGGTGTCAGTGGTAGTTTTACAGCTGGAGGAACATATACATATAGATTGGAAAATTTGGATGGAAGTGGTTCATATTCAATAATAAGACCATATATAATACCGATAAATAATGGATTGGGGACTACTGCAGGATCAAATGATATTTTACGGAATGAAGCTACTGGATATACATTTAATCCAAATGATCCATTCCAAGAATGCACAGAAGGATAACACATGTTTACACAGTTTTATAATAAAAATTTAAGAAAACTTGTTGTTGCTTTTGGCAGTTTGTTTAATAATATAGAAATACAGCATGTAAATCCTGATAATAGCGCACAACCCACAATTATCAGAGTTCCAATAACATATGCCCCACAAGAAAAATTTATAAGAAGATTGCTGGAACCATCATCGATAACAGATGCAACAAGAATAGAAACTCAACTTCCAAAGATGAGTTATATAATGACAAATATAACTCCAGATGCTTCCAGAAGAAGAAGTAAATTTTTAGAATTAAAATCTCCAGATCTAGTCAATGGAGCATGTGCAGAAGGTGGCTATAAGGTAGAAAATGTAGTGCCTGTAAATGTTGGTTTTAATTTATTTGTTTATACAAGACATATAGATGATACACTTCAAATTATAGAGCAGATAATTCCTTACTTCAATCCCGATCATATTTTTGAAATGGACATGAATGAAGTTCAAACTTCTGTAAGAGTTCCACTTATAATGAGTTCAAATAATATAACTGAAAAATATGATGGTGATTTTGGAAACAGAAGAGTTAACATATCTTCTTTAAGTTTTGTGGCAAAAAGCTACATTTATGGTGCTGTTTCCCCAATGACTCGCATAGAAAACATTGGATTGACTTTTGGTATAGAATATGATCAATAAAAATTTAGCTAACTTTTTTAATTTACCACCGGAAAAAGAATCCAAAGAAAAGTCAAGCCAGGAATCTGGTGGGACTTTTGATTTAGGAAACTTTCAAAAAGATTATGAATTTGTTCAATCAAATTTAAAAAATCTCATAGGTAATGGAAATGTTGCCTTGGAAAGTGCTCTGAAGGTTGCGACAGAATCGGACTCTCCGAGAGCATTTGAGGTTGTTGCAATAATGCTCAAAACAATGGCCGATCTTAACAATAATGTTTTAGATGTACATAAAAAAGCAAAAGCCACGACAGCTGATACAAAAACAACAATCAAACAGACTAACAATTCCGTCTTTATTGGTTCAACCAAGGATCTTCAAAACCTGTTAAATAAAGAGAGAAGCACCGAAAAAGAAGTGATCGAAGCGGAAATTATAAAAGATGACGGAAACAAATAAGCAGGGTTATAGAAACAATCCAAAATTAAAACCACCGGGAATACAGCTATCCTACACAGAGGAGCAGCTAAAAGAGTACGTAAAGTGTGCCAACGATCCCGTCTATTTTTGCAGCAAA